CGTCCTGCTGCTCTTGAGGGGCAAGTGAGTTGTCCTCGCCGGGTTGCAGTTGCAGGTTCAGGTCTACGCCAGCCCCGCTGTTGCGGAAGATAGCGTTCAAAATTTCATAATACTTTTCTTTGGTCAGGGCTTGCAGGAGTTGCGGGTTCTGGAGAACAGGTAGCATCTGCGTCAGGATATTTGCCGCCGCCATGTTCGATGACCTCTCGCTGCCGTCACGACTATTGAACACGTAGTCATGGATGAGGTTAGCCTTGGCCCCGATTACTGTGTACCTTCGCTCTGACTGCGGATCGAACATATCGCCAGCCTCCGCCACCTTAAACCCAGCCGCTTCCACTACCGCAGCGGGGTAACGGTTCAACACAGGCAGGTGGATCTGGTTGCTGCCGCAAGCTATTAGCGACTCATAACAAATCCTTTTGGCCGCAGCTCTGCCTTCGTCAATGGCATCAGAGATGAAACCATACACCGACTCGGTTGTGTTAGCTATCACCTGAATCTCCGTAGCTGAGGTTTCCCTTGGCGACGGTTGCCCCTGCTCCTGAGGTGATAGCGCAAGAAGACGCTCGGCCATCGACATGACCTGCACAATTGCGCTGAATATCGCCTGTATATTAGTGTTCGGGCCGCTACGGACAACCTTGAATACGTTATCTGCGTTAGTGTCTATGCCCAGTTCACGCAGCCGGCTGAAGCTAGTCTCCAGAACGTGAGTTGTTGCGTAAAAGTTCTCACCTCTCATCGTTGCACGGAACTCCTCTGCCAGCTTCTGCCCCTCGGCGTCGTCTGGAAATATGTCTGAGTTAAGGACGGCAACCGCAAACAAATCTGCCTTAGCTGTCTCAAGCAGCTGGGAAAACAGGTTGGTCAACTGATCTTGGAACCCCATCAGTTCGTGGGCTATGGATATGTTGACTAGGCGGTTGTCGTTCTCGTTAAAGGAGTACACCGCAGCCGGACTGGATGGCATGATCTCCGCAAAGATAATGGTGTTCTCGCTGGCGACTTTGAAGTGTACCCAAACAGGATAGGGATACTCCCCGATGCCGTACTCCTTGGGGATTATCTTCCAGTAAAATTCAGTTACAAAGATAGAGGCGTCATCATACTCTGAGTTGTAAACACCTATCTGATTACGTCTGTCGTTAAAGCTGGTTAGATCGTTCAGCGCGGGGGGTGCGACAATTGTTGAGTAGTACTGTGACCAGTAGGCATTGTTGCTACCGAACATTCCAGTAGTGAAATCTGTATAGGACACCGCGCTCCTGTTGAAGAACGCAGGGTTATGGGCAACGTCCTTGTACTTCAAGACCTCCCAGTAGCCCACATACTCGGCCCCCGTATCAGAGTTAAGAGAGTTAAGGGGATGGTTTATATCCCAGAAAACGCGGGACGGATGAGGGTTCACCCACGCCAACCCCTCCTTGACTACCCTCGCCTCCTTCTCCAGCTCCTCTCCTACAAACTCCTCTGCCAGATTCTTCTTCTGCCATTGCACTTCCCGCTCCCAGCTCGCCCTAGGGAAAGCAACGCTGTGTCCATACAGCATCATGTCCCTAATGCATTGGGTCTGGAAATGCCTGTAATCGTACTGGTCTGCCATGATGTCCATACGTTGTGACAACACGTCCCCCTTTAGCCTAGCCGTAGGGGTGGTAGACCTAGAGTCGTACTTAAAAAACGGGTAAAGATTGTTGTACTTGTTGGCCTGCGCCGAGAGCCGACGGGTAATCAGGGATCGAACCAAGTTTATATTAGTCTCAAAGAACTTAGGCAGGTCGATATGCTCAGGCTTTCCTGACTCTGACTTGCGGACAAACTTATCCGACACCTTCAGCTTACTTAGCTCTGTTACGCACGAGTCAAGGCTCAGCCTTTTCTGGGCGTACATGATGAGGGGTATGGTCTGTTTGGTAACAGGGGCAGAATCCCAAGCCAAGTCTACCGCCGAGTAGATGTGATGATTACGCAGGGTGAATATGATATGCTCATGCAGGCGAGAGTTGGTTAGCTTCTCGATCCTCTCTCTGTTTTTAACATCGCGCTCAACCTTGGTCTTCTGCGCCTTGCTTACCTTATCTGGCTTGTCGGGCCTAACCGCAGTTAAAACCTCCCTTAACCTCTCGTTGGTTGTGCCTGCCTGTTTGAGTATTTCTAAATCAACCATACTTTGCCTTTGTGAAGTCTTGTTCTAGGTGGTGTAGTGTTAGCGCGACATACGACGGAACCTTGTCAGCCTTGAGCCAGCCCTTGAATCGGTGCCACTCGCAGCAGCATAAGACAGCCGCCTCTTCCAGCGTTATCTGCATTAAACCACAGCATCTGTTGACTCTCTCCATTGTCCATCCGTCCCATAAGTCCAGCTCGGAATAGTACCTAGCCACTCTTGCTGCACCCGGACTGCCTAGTATTCTTCTCCTTCTTCGACCTCTCCGTCGCCTCTCATTTTGAAGGTCACTCCCTTTTTTTTTGCAGGAGGCTCGCTTTTGTCGGCGCTGTACTCATCCACGGCCACGGCGGTTATTGACAAGACTGCCTGCTCGCTGGACGCCTCGTCTAATGTCCCTTTTATCTCCATTGAACACTCATCGCCGGCCCCTTTCCTAGAGAAATAATCCCTCAGATCCGAGTCGTCAGTCAGATCCAGTACCACTTTGTCGCTTATTTGTATTGCCATTTTTATCTAACTATGTTAGGTTATAATAGGCCAAAAAAAACTAGGCCCGTCCGCAATGGGTGAGCGTCGTCCTCACTCCGGCAGTTTGCAAGGTATTTCTCATGCCGTTTAATTCTAATTTTAGCATCGGGTATGTCACGGCGTCAAACTTATGGATGTACTTGCTCCTCCTTGGTTTGGTGCCGGACTTCTTGTCGGACTCCAGGTTATGCAGCATATCTACTGTAAAGCGGCAAAGCCCACTCACGTACACCTCATCGTTAAACAGCTTAGTCTGAAGCAGTCTGATCCTAGCCTCCACGCTTCCTTTCCCCTTGGGGCAGCCGATCATCTTGATGCGCCCTTCGCTAAACCTCTCGAAGTCCCAGCTGTCATACGACCCTTCGCCGCCGGGATGCCATTGGTTTATGGCTGAGTCATCCGATATATGCTCATACCCGAACTCGTAGTCTATCTTCTTATTCCAGTAATCCATCCGGCGATTCACTTCCTGCGCTAGTCGCTTGTATAGGTGACGCACTCCAAGGTAATCCATCTCGTCGAAGATAATCCATAGCATCTTATCCTGAGTGGGTATCATCTGCATGAAGGAGATGCTGCTGTAGACCTGCCCCAAGTCGTAGCCCACGGTTATAGGGAACCCTTTCATGGGCAGGAGGCCGGTTCCTCTGAGGGGATCTCCCTTTACGTGGTTCGCTGGCACGAAGTAATCCTTAAACAGGGACTCTCCTGTCGGCCTGTCTACCCACTCGCCATCAATCAGCCTGCGCTTCTCGACTGGATCGGTGCGAAGGATTCTATGCAGGTTCTCCACATATCCATCGGGCAGTCGCTTTATATTCTCGGTTACCGGCACATGGTAGACTGAGAAGTCCTTATCTTTCGTCCCGTCCTCTTCATAGCAGTCCTCAAAGAACGTCTTGTAAACCCAATGGCTTGGCCCTTCGGGGTTGCATGAGGCGCAGTACTGTTGCGGCCCACCAATCCCGCGCCGTCTGCCTAGCTGGGCTGCTGGGTATATGAAGTACTCCTTGCCGTCGCATTGCGTAAGCTCGTCCACGTATATCATGGAGGGGGCCGGCCCTTTGATGCGGCTCTCGACCGCTGCTGCGTATGGTATGCTAATTAGCAATAGCTTTGACCATCCGCCGTGCCTGTTACCTATCCAGCGGTGTCTGTCTTTTGTGTTTGGGTCTAGCTTGGCGATTGATGACTCAAGTCCAATCCCCTCAACCCAAGAGGGAATCACCAGCGTTTCTAGGTCATGCCATATACCTTCCGCGCCGGTTCTTATTGATGGAGAGAGGATCATCACCAATGCGTTATCGTTCTCATAAGCATGGCGAATAACCTTGTGACCAAAGGCAATGGTCTTGCCGCTACCTTTCTCTCCATAGCCTAGGACAAACCTAGAGCTGTCATCAAAAATCTTTTGTTGTGTTTCGTTGAGGTCTGGATGCCACTCGCGCTGAGTGGGCTTATGGACGGGGGCCATCGACGCCAATGCGTCCGCCTCATGCTCTGCTATAGTAAGCTGCGCCACCATTTGAATGCACTTGGGTTACTCTTCCAGACTGTACACAAACCTGTCGCTAGTCTGCGTGCCACCTGCTCTTCCTTGCTCCACTCAACTCCCATCGTGTTTCCTATGGCGTGGATGCACTCATGCAGAAAGGTGTCGGCCATCGCCTCTTTAGGCAGGTTAGCGAACAGGGCAATCGTTTGAGTAGACGAGTCACACCAGCCGTCGGCCTCAGCAGCAGTACGTTCAGTCTCATCCACAAACTTAACTTTGTATGTTAGGTTTAGAATCCGCACCTTGTTCGGGCGACGCGGCTGTGAGCTTAACTTCTTTTGGCTCATTTATCTGTATAGCTGTAACTGCAACGGGAGTGAACCCAGGCTTACCCCTCGACCCACCCCCTTTTCGCTCCTCCATCTTCTGCTTTACTATTGCGTCAGTCAATGCGGCTCTGTTGGCCCTGTCGTATGCCTCAAGTACGTGCTTAATCATGCTGGACTTGTCCTCCCTGAGCATCCTTTCCCTGTCGTTGTCCACTCCATGTTCCAACTCGCACCTGATCTGGGATATATCTCCCATCAGATCGCTGAACAGCTTGACCACCCCGCCCCCTATCAGTTGCCTTACCGAGCCTAGGCTATTCTTACCGAACCCCATGAAGGCCATTGCCTCTGCCTTTGAGTTGCCAGTAATACCCATTGACTCCAGCCCCAGCGCCATGAGCGTGTTCTCTTTTTCTATAGCTTCAGCATCTGACATGGGCTGTACTGCCCTGTGCATTGTTTGTGTGTTGGGCTTCTTACTTAGCCACCGACCAGACAACCCGGTGTCTCTCACCATGACCTGTCTTACCGTGGATTGGCTGACTCCCATAATTTTTGCCGCTTGATTCTGATTGCCTTCAACCTTTTCAAGGGCTTCGTGCAGTCGCTTCTTCCAAGCTGCGTCGTATTTCTTTACCTTCCCCATTCTACTTTCAGGGCCAAGTCCAGATGGCTTATCGTCGCATCCTTACCGGCCCCCTCATCATCATGTCCCTGAACAAAACCTACTCCAGCTAACGGATCTGGATTGATCTCTCCCATCTTAAAAAATTCCTGCTTATCTTTGAACAACCCCTCCTCGTTAACATACAAAATGTCTCCGTTAGCGAACGATCCGGCAGCTTCAATGTGTCCACCCACTATCTTCTGCATCTCCTGAAGGTTATC